ATTAAGGGAAATGATAAAACAAATACTTGAACTTTTAAAACACGCAAACGGAGAAACAGAAACAATCCGTATAGCACAAGGTAAACACAAACTACCTACAACACTAAAAGAGGGATATAAAGCACTTAAACAAGAGATACAATGGCGACAGTAGAAAAAACAATAGTAATCAAAACAGACACTAAGTCCTCGCAAAAAGAAGTAAAGGAGTTAGAAAAAGCAGTTGAGGGTGTAAATAAAGAGGTTAAAGAAACAAGTGCGTCTACTGAAGCTATGGGCGGTGTGCTTGATAATGTTACTGGCGGTGCTGTTTCTAAATTTAATGGTCTTAAAGGTAGCTTAAAAGGTGTTATAACAAGTTTTAAAACGCTTAGAGTTGCAATTATTTCAACTGGGATAGGTGCTTTAGTTATTGGTATAGTTGCTCTCGCAGCCGCATTTAAAGGCAGCGAAGATGGACAAAATAAGTTTGCTAAAATAATGACTGTTATTGGTGCTGCAGTAGGTAATTTAGTGGACTTACTTGCAGACTTAGGCGAGGGTATAATAAATGCTTTTACAAACCCAGTTGAAACAATAAAAGGCTTTGCGGACACTATTAAGACTTTTGTATTTGATAAAATTACTGGCACGATAGACAGCATTGGCTTGTTAGGTAGTGCAATAAAAAAAGTATTTAGCGGAGATTTTAAAGGTGCTTTAGAAGACACAAAAAAAGGCTTTAAAGGTTTAGTTGATAATTCCCCATACGGAATAATAAGAGATGGTATAAAGACTGCTACTGATGCCACAAAAGAATTTATTAAAGAACAAAAACGAGAACTTGGACAAGCAGCAGCAGTCGCTGATATGAGAGCAAAAGCTGACAAGATAGAAAGAAAGTTAATTGTAGATAGGTCTAAATTAGAAAGTGAAATTGCAAACCTAAGACTTAAATCAAGACAAGAAGAAGAATTTAGCGCAGCAGAAAGAAAACAAGCCTTGCTTGATGCACAAGTTTTGGAAGACCAATTACTTGACAAAGAAACAGAGTTTTTAGAATTAAGACGAGATGCGCAAATCTTAGAAAACACTTTTAGCAGAAGTAATAAAGAAAACTTAACAAAAGAAGCAGAAGCGATAGCAGCAGTTAATAGACAACAAGCTGCAAGAGCAAACACAGCAAGACAAGTACAAAGGGAAGTCAATACTATTAGCAAACAAATAGAAGCTGATAATAAAAGAATAGCTAACGAAGAAAAAGCTGAAAAAGATAAAATAGCAGCAGATGAAAAATTACGTTTAGAAAGTATCCAAAAAATTAGAGATGAGTTTACAGCTAAACAAAAGGAGAAAGAAGCAGAAACAGAGTTAGAAAAACTTGCGTTAGAAGAAGAAAAGAAACTTGCTGAACTTGACAAACTTAATGCTACCGAAGAACAAAAACTTGAAATACTAACTTATTATGCTGGACTAAGAACAGACTTAGAAGAAAAGGAAAATAAGAAAAAAGCAGATTTAGAAAAATTAAGAAAAAAACAAATATTAGGGGATGCACAAAATACTTTTTCTCAAATAGCAAATTTAGCTGGTAAAGACAGTAAAGTAGGAAAGGCTTTAGCTTTAGCAAGTGCCACTATTAGTGGGGTTGAGGGTGTGCAAAACGCCTACACAACCGCACAAAAATCTCCTATCACAACTTTTTTCCCAGCCTACCCAATTGTCCAAGCTGCTTTAGCTGGTGCTGTCGCTGCTAAAAACATAGCAACTATTAAAAAAACTGACCCTACTGGTGGTGGCACAGTAGCTACACCAAGCGTGTCTGCTGGAAGTGGTAGCGCACCAGCACCGCCATCGTTTAATATTGTGGGAGCAAGTGATACAAACCAATTAGCTGATGCGATAGGTGGACAGACACAGCAACCAGTACAAGCGTTTGTAGTAGCCAATGACGTAACAACAGCACAAAGCCTTGAAAATAACATAGTCGAGGGCGCAACATTATAAATACAAAATAAATTAAAATCTATTATATATTAATATGCGAATTGTAGAACTCATTTTAGACGAAGAACAAGAAATAGGGATAGAAGCTATTAGCGTAGTAGAAAACCCAGCAATTGAAGAAGATTTTATTGCCCTTAAATCACAAGAGTTTAAACTTGCAGAGGTAGACAAAGAGAAGCGCATTTTAATGGGTGCGTTACTTATACCAAACAAGCCCATATACAGACGCAACGGAGAAGATGAGTATTACATATATTTCTCAAAAGATACTGTCTTAAAAGCTTCGCAAATGTACTTAATGCAAGGCAAACAGAATAACTCAACCTTAGAACACCAATACGAATTAAACGGACTTAGTTTAGTCGAAAGTTGGCTTGTAGAAGATAAGGTACACGATAAAAGTGTAAAGTACGGAATGGACTTGCCTTTAGGTACTTGGGTAGGTGCTGTAAAAGTAAACAACGACCAGATTTGGAATGAGTTTGTAAAAACTGGCAAGGTCAAAGGTTTTAGCATAGAGGGTTATTTTGCTGACAAAATGGAAAGACCTAAAGAAAGCATAAAAGACGAACTTGCTAAGATAGAAGAAGCCGAAGCAGAGTATTTACTTGCACAAGTTAAGGCTATTATTAAAAGTGATAAAAGATATAAGGGCGGTAAAAAGACAACCTTAGAAAGCTACACAGACTATCCAGATGCAGTAAAGAACAACGCTAAACGAGGAATAGACCTCAACAAAAAGGTAAACAACAAGTGTGCTACTGAAGTCGGTAAGATACGAGCGCAACAATTAGCACAAGGGAAGCCTATAAGCGAAGAAACCATAAAGCGTATGTATTCTTACTTGTCAAGAGCAGAAGAATACTATGACGAAAGCGACAAAGAAGCGTGTGGCACTATCTCTTATTTATTGTGGGGTGGTTTAGCTGGTAAGCGATACGCTGCTAAGAAACTAAAAGAGTTTGGGGAGTTGAGCCTTGCTTCTATGGTAATTAACGAGGACTTTGCTATAATAGACGACCGCTTGGCTTATTCAACAGAAGAAAAAGCTAAAGAGATGTCTGCTAATATAGGCTGCGAAGGAATACACACTCACGAGTACGAGGGTAAAACTTGGTATATGCCTTGCGAACAGCACAGCGTTGATATGTATGGTAAATGTCCTAAAGGCTTTAAGAAGAAAAACGGAAAATGCGTAAGGCAATATGCTAAGAAGAATTAAAAGATTTATAACACCAAGTAAAACAAGTCCTAAGGGAAGTCGTAGAGGCGGTTGTTTGTGTGAAGATAACACTTACAAAACCAAATGCTGTGATGGAAGTTTAAGGGCGCAAGGTGTTGGGAACGTCTGAAAATGCAAAATTAATTTTTAACACTTATATATTAATATGAATACAAATGATATGATATCGAAAATCAAAGAAGTTGTAGGCTTATCTGAAGAAGTTAAGCTTGAGCAACAAACTTTAGAAAATGGTACTATCTTGGAGGCTGAAAGTTTTGAGGCTGGACAAGAAATTTTTATTGTTTCTGAAGATGAGAAAATTGCCGTACCAGTTGGCGAATACCAAATGGAAGACGGACGTATTTTAGTAGTAGCTGAAGAGGGTCTTATTGCTGAGATTAAAGCAGAGGAAGCTGAAGAAGAAGAAGTAGAAGAAGTAGAGGCTAAAGAAGAAGAAGAAGAAATGTACGCTACTAAAAGAGAACTTGCTGAGGTTAAAGAAATGATTGAAGAAATCAAAGCTATGCTTCAGCCTAAAGAGGACTTAAGTGCTGATGAACTTGGAAACCTTATGACTGAGGAACTTGCTAAACACGAGAAATTAGAGTTAAGCGAAGTGCCAGAAGAAGTACAAGAGGAACTTAACCAACCAGCTGCTGAGCCAATCAAGGCTAACCCAGAGGTACAAACAAAACAAAATTTCAAGTTTGCTAACAACAGAAAACAAAGCACACTTGATAGAGTAATGAACAAAATAATTAACAACTAAATTTATATTAAATGGCTAATCCAACTATTACATCATCCAGTTATGCTGGAGAATTTGCTGGCAAGTACTTAGGAAGTGCTTTGCTATCTGCATCAACGCTTGACGCTGGTGCTGTAACAATCTTGCCTAACATCAAGTACAAAGCTGCTATGAAAGTAGGTGCTTTTTCAAACTTGGTTCGTTCTGCTGATTGTGATTTTGACAGTACTACTTCTGGTCTTACATTGACTGAAAAAGTATTAACACCAACTGAACTTCAAGTAAACCTACAAATTTGTAAAAAAGAACTACACGCTGATTGGGAAGCG